AACCCAACCCTTGTGTGGTTTGTTACCACCCTTGTAAGCTCTTACGAGGAGGGGCTTTCCATCGGCAGCTTTTTGAGCCAATGGCTCTGCAATTATGTTATGAGCTATTTGTACCACTATGCCGCCGAAATGCTTTATAAGGAACGCCGAGGACAGCGTAAAAACCTTGTTACCCACATCCTTATGTTTATGGATGATGTAATAATCTTTGGCTCCTCAAAGCGTGATGTAAAGCTGGCAAGCAAGGCTATTGAGGAATATGCGCTCACGCAGCTTGGCCTCTGCATAAAGCCCAACCACAACATAAAGGAAACGGCCAAAGAGCCGCCCGATATGATGGGCTATGTAGTGGCACCGGAGTGCACCACGATCCGTGCCCGTACCTTTGTGCGTGCCCGGCGTGCTCTTATAAGAGCGTGGGACCGTATGCAAAAGGGTTTACCAATTCTTTTGCAGAACGCCCGCCGGATCATTTCTTATAGGGGTTATTTCCTGCACACCAACTCTCAAACGGTTGCAAAGGCTCTGCACCTTAAAGAGGTGTGCCGAGCAGCAAGAAAAATAATAAGCAAATTTGCGAAAGGAGCACATCAAAATGGTAACGAAAGCATTTTACACGGAACGCCCGGCGGCACTCCAGTATATGCCCTTGCCGGGTGCGGCGGGTGCTGACCTCTGGATGCGTAAAAACATTGCGGAGGTTGAGGATCCGGAAACCGGTGCGGTAGGCTACGAGGCTGATGAGGCCTATATGCGTACCAACGCCAGCCGTGCCGAGATTGAGGCAGACTTTGAGGGCTGGTATGCAAGGGCATCCGAATGGCAGCCACCCCAGCCGACACCGAAACCCACGCCGGAGGAACGCATCGCCGCCCTGGAGGCAGAAAACAAAGCACTCAATGAGCAGTTAAGCTCCACTATGGAGGCGGTAGATTTCCTGCTCTTTGGTGGAATGGAGGTATAACAAATGGTAAAATACTTGACTATGCGCCTGGAAATGGGCAAAATCAATTACTTTACTGTGGTTGAAACTTACCCGCAGTATAAAGATGCCATTGATGCCAACCTTGCTGCCGATGGTTACATTGTGGATGAACACGGCAATGTAATTAAGGCGTAAGGAGGGCGGTATCTATGACAAACGAGGAAATGGCCATAAAGATCACCGAGGTTGATGCCCGGACAAAATCAAACAGCCACCGCCTCGATGAGGTGGAAAAGAGGCAAGCTGATAGTGAGAAAATGCTCAACAGCATTGCCCTCATAGCCCAGAGGCAGGACACAATGGAAAGCGATGTTAAGGAGATCAAGAGCGATGTAAAACTGCTTGCCGGAAAGCCTGGCAAGCGTTGGGAAAGCATCGTTGAAAAGGCTATCCTTTGTATCGTTGCCGCCGTTGTGGCCTACGCCCTTGCAAAGATCGGGCTTTGAAAAAACAAATAAGCAGCCGAGGTGCTAAACCTCGGCTGCAATTTTTATGGAGGTAATAATATGACACTCAAGCAATGTATTTTGACCGCAAACGATTGCTACAAAAAGGGCACCAAAATGACCGGAGGAAAGCCCACCGGTATTGTGGTGCACTCCACGGGTGCAAATAACAAAAACCTCAAGCGTTATGTGCAACCCTTGAAAAGTGATCCCAAGTATGATGCCATCATTGCTGATATTGGCAAAAACCAGTACAACAACGATTGGAACCACTCCGCAGCTGAAATGGGCCGCAGCGTGTGCGTGCACGCCTTTATCGGCGTAAACGCCGCCGGCAAGGTGGAAACCTACCAAACCCTGCCCTTTGATATTTGCTGCTGGGGCGTTGGCTCCGGCTCCAAAGGATCCTACAACTACAACCCCCAGGCCCGTGTGCAGTTTGAAATGTGCGAGGACGGCCTCACCGATCCCGTGTATTTCAATGCCGTTATGAAAGAGGCCCAGGAGTTTTGTGCCTACCTCTGCAAGCAGTACGGGTTTGGCGTTGACAAGATCAGCAGCCACCACGAAAGCTACCTTGAGGGGTACGGTGGCAACCACGGGGATCCCCACAACTGGCTCAAGCCCTTTGGCAAAACTATGGATTGGTTTAGAGCCGAGGTGCAGAAACTGCTTGATGCAGATAAGAAACCCGCAGAGCCGGCAAAGCCGGCCGAGCCTGCCAAGCCCGCAACCGGCACCCTTTACCGTGTGCAGACCGGTGCCTTTTCCAAAAAGGAAAACGCCGACAAGCTGGCAAATGAGCTCAAGGCCAAGGGCTTTGATACCTACATCGTAACCGTGGGCGGGCTGTATAAAGTGCAGATCGGTGCCTATTCCGTAAAAGCAAATGCGGATGCAATGCTTGCAAAGGTTAAGGCCGCCGGGTATGATGCCTTTATCACAACCAACGCCGGAACGGCTGCACCTGCCGCAGCACCCACCGTAACGCCCCAGGCGGCCTCTGCTGCCTTTTCCGTGGGCGATAAGGTGAAATGTAATGCAGGTGTAAAAACCTTTTCCAACGGCGTAAAAATGGCCTCCTGGGTGCCGTCTGCTTTGCTTTATGTGCGGGCGGTTGAAAGCTCCGGCAAGATCCTGCTTGTGAGCACCGAAAAGACCAAAGCCGTATATACGGGGCGTGTGAACACCTCCGATGTTCACAAGGTATAAGGAGGTAGTAATATGGACTTTATCAAACTGTTTATTTCCGAATACGGCACCACCATTCTGTATGCCGTTCTCACGGGTGTTTTTGCTTGGCTTGGCGTGAAAGTCAAAGCCCTTGCAGATAAATACCTCAATGACAAGATCAAAAGGGATGTTGCCCGGACCGTTGTGCAGGCGGTGGAGCAGGTTTATAAAGACCTGCACGGTGAGGAAAAGCTCAACCAGGCTTTAACCGCCGCCTCGGATATGCTTGCTGAAAAAGGCATCACCGTTACGGATCTTGAGCTGCGTATGCTTATTGAGGCCGCCGTTGCTGAATTTAACGAGGCTTTCAAGCAGGCACCGGCAGCCGAGGAGGAGCCGGGGGGGGAGTAAATAACCCCATCGGCTTTACGGCATTACAAAGTGAGTAATTGCGTATTACATCTGTAAAAATGTAACTTACAAAATTACAAACACTTTTGTATATGTAAGGCGGTTTGTAAGGCGGTAAACCCACGCTATTACACGGTTTGTGTTGGTTTTATTACAATATTACATTTTTTCTATATAAGTGGTAAAACAGAGAATTTTAGGGGTAAATACCGCCTACACCCGCCTATTTGCGTGCACATACGCACGAGGGATAAAAAATGTAAGAAAAAGCACCCAGGAGCCGTTTTGCTCTTGGGTGCTTTTTTTATTTCACCAGCACGGTGATTGCAAACACATTACGCCATACCACAAAGGTTGTGGGGTGTTCGTATGTGTGCGTTATGGTGGAACATTCCGCACAGCATACGAACTCTGCACCCTCGGTGCCGAGGCTGTCAACCTCGGCAAGAGTGATGGTGCGATTATCACCGGAATAGTTAAAGGTTATAGTGATTTTATCATCGTACACAAAAACGGAATTTATAAAGGTTTGCACCAGCTGCTTTTGGCACTCCGGATCCTCAAGGTTTTTATCCCGCATTTCACATAAGAAAAACAGTATATGATCCCGTGTAAGTTCCCAAGACCGTACAAGCTCTTGGTGTGAAAGCTCTGCCTCTATGGTTGTGCGCTGCGCATCCAACTCATCCATACGCTTTTTTGTGGCAGCATTGAAAATGCCCGCCTCGATTGCTTTCATAATATTGGCGGTTGCCTTTTCAATATCGGCAAGCTCTGCCTTTAACGCCTCGGCAATATCGTTATCCTCTTTTTGCTCTTGGTAATAGGCATATACGCCATCGGCAATATACTCCAGCATTTCATCATTGCGGAGGATCTCCAGGACGGCATCAAGCACAACGCCCTCGATCCATTCCTGCCGTACCGCCTTTTTATTGCAAGCACGCTCCCGCTTTCGCTTGGTGCAGATATAATAATTATGCTTTGCACCGGTTTTGCTGGTGCCGCTTTCGCCCGCCATCTTTGAGCCACAATGCCCGCAAAACAATTTATCTGTGAGAATATAATCGGCACGGCTCCAGGTGTGGGCCGGTGCCCTTTTATTTATTTTGAGCATTTCCTGCACCTTTGCAAATGTTTCCGGCTCGATAATGGCCGGCACACCGCCCTCAATTCTTACTTGATCCTTATAGCTATATACCCCGATGTACTTTTCATTTTTGAGCATACTGTGGAGGCTGTTTTTTGTAAACTTACCGCCCCGGAGGGTACGCAGCCCTTTGGCGTTGAGCTCCTCCACGATTTCCGCAACGGTGCTGCCCTTGGCATACATATTAAATACCAGCCGGACCGTGGGCGCCGTTTCCGGATCTATAATAAATTTCTTGGTTTTCGGATCGGTGAGGTAGCCAAGCGGCCTATTGCCTCCGGTGCTCTGGCACTTTTCGGCACTTGCCCGTTGCCCACGCAGGATATTTTGGGAAAGCTGGAGGCTGTAATATTCAGCCATACCCTCAAGCACGCTTTCCAGGATAACACCCTCCGGGCTGTCCGGGATGCTTTCGGCCACATACACAACCTTTACGCCGTTTTTCTTGCAGCGGTATTTGTTGAAAGCGATCTCCTCACGGTTACGCCCGAAACGATCTATTTTCCAAAGGATAATGGTATCAAACTGCTTTTTGGCGGTATCTTTGAGCATTTCCTGGAATTGCTCCCGGTTATCGTTCCGGCCCGTCATAGCCCGGTCGATATATTCCTTTATTATAGTAAGCCCGTGCGCCGTTGCATACTTGTAAGCCTCGGAGAGCTGCCCCTCAATGCTTTGCTCCCCTTGCCGGTGGCTTGAATATCTGGCATACACAACGGCAATTTTGCTCTTGCTCATAAGGTAATGCCCCCGGATCCGGTGCACCGTTCCTGGATAGCATAAAGCAATTTGCTTGCTTTGAGATCCACATACCACACCCCGATGCGGGCGGGGCCGGTGCCCCCGGTGTAGCAGATAGCCGCAAACCACTTTACGCCCACCTTGGCTGTGGTTGCACCGGTGTTGTGGTATCGCTGCATATAGTCAAGCTCCGGCATTATATCTATATGCTCAATTTTGGCAAGCGGCAGCGTTACAGAGCCGCCGGCCTTTGTGGTAAATAACAGGTTGCTTTCATCCATATTTATAAAGCAAGGCATATTTTGCTGAAAGCCCGGCAAGCCCTCAAAGTGCATAACACTTGTGCCTTTTTCTTTTTTACCAAACATAATAACCCTCCTTTGCCTCGGCTCTGCCGGGGCTTTTTTTTATTTTACGAGATCGGCGGCAAAGGCCAGGAGCTGCGCCTGCTTTACCACATCCATTTTACCGAACAGATCCAGGAGAGCCTTTTCCTGCTCTGTAAGGCTGTTTCCCACGGTGTTACCGTTCCCGATTATATTGTTGTTTCCGTTGACGGTGTTGAAAGCAGCCTCTGCACCCTCGGTGGTTAGATATTCCGGGGTAACATCGAAATACTCCGATACCGCTTTAATAACGGCAGCACTCGGCACGGCTCCCTTTTTCCAGCCGGAAACGGCGCCCCTGGTGATCTTTACACCCGGCACCTTTTCGCCCAGGTTAGAGATGGCAAAACCCTCACGGCGGCAAAGCATTTGGATCTTTTCATAGGTAGTCATAATGGCCCTCCAAAAAATCAAACTAAATTTTTCTAAACTATTTTGCAAAAACCACTTGACAACTAAACAAAAATGAATTATAATGAATATAGCCAAACAAAAAGAGGGTATAACAAACACAGCCCCTGCCATTTTTGTTTTGGCGGCGGTTTAGTATAGTGGTATATGTTATGTTAGCACTAAACATTATAACACTATACTAAACAAAAGTCAAGTGAAAGGAGGATTTTTGTTTGGAAATGTTTTATAGCTGTGAGCAGGTCGCTGACCGTTACGGTGTAAAGGTAA